ATTATTATCGATAAGAATGACTAAAGTATGTTTGATCTCTGTTACTCCTGATGCAGAGAAGACAATTGGATACATTGCTCGTGTGAGTAATCCTGCTAATCAGGAGAACCCAAAGATTGCAGGACTATTGAAGTATTGTATTAAGCATGGACACTGGTCTGTGTTTGAACAAGCGTCTATGACTTTAGAAATCAGCACCACTAGAGCAATCGCAGCTCAAGTGCTGAGGCATAGGTCATTCACATTCCAAGAGTTTTCTCAACGGTATGCTGACAGTTCTATGTTGGCAGATAAAATTGCTATCCCAGAACTTCGTCGTCAGGATACTAAGAATCGTCAGAATAGTATTGATGATATCGATCCTTTCCTGAGACAGAAGTATGAAATCTTGATGCAACATCACTTTGAAGAAGGGATGAAATTGTATAAGGATATGCTTGAGTCTGGTATTGCAAAGGAATGTGCAAGAAATGTGCTTCCTTTATGCGTAGGGACAAAAATGTACATGACGGGCAATCTTCGTAATTGGATCCATTACATCCAACTGCGTTCCGCCAATGGCACCCAGAAGGAGCACCAAGAGATCGCACTTGCTGCTCAACAGCATTTCATCTGTCAGTTCCCAGTCATCTCACAGGCGCTTGAGTGGTGTCCTGAGGGCGACTGCGGATGCTCTCAACAATTAGATGAATGTAATTGTATTCAACCCGCTTTGAGGATCGACTAATGCCTACTTATCCAGTAAAAAATAAAGAGACGGGAGAGTCAAAAGAACTCTCTATGTCAATGACAGACTACGATCAATGGAGAAAAGATAATCCAGACTGGGATAAAGACTGGTCTGCTGGTATCGGTGGTCACATGTACGGTAAACCTAAACCTGATGACGGTTTTAAAGAAGTCATGTCTAAAGTTCAAAAAGCACACCCTCGCGCAAACCTGAGTCGGTTCACCTAAATTATGGCAAGAGCAAGAAAAAAAACTGGTAGTCCTCAAACGTATCCAAACGGTATGAGTGCAAAGCAGATGAAGAGGAAGAAACCTATTGATTCCTCATACATGGTTCCTATCAAACCTTTGACTGACAATCAAACTACTGCGTTTGAGAGTTATGAACTGGGTAAGAACTTGCTATTGCATGGAGCAGCAGGTACTGGTAAAACATTTATCACATTGTATCTCGCATTGACAGAGGTACTTGACGAAAACACACCTTATGATAAGATATACATTGTAAGGTCTCTGGTGCCTACTCGTGAGATTGGTTTCCTTCCTGGAGATCATGAAGATAAGTCTGCACTTTATCAGATTCCATACAAGAACATGGTAAGATACATGTTCAGTATGCCAGATGATAATTCTTTTGAGATGTTGTACGACAATCTCAGAGCACAAGAAACTATCTCATTCTGGTCAACTTCATTCATTCGTGGTGTCACTCTTGACAATGCGATTGTTATCGTTGATGAGTTTAGTAACTTAAACTTCCACGAACTTGATTCTATGGTCACTCGCATTGGTGAGGACTCTAAGATTATGTTCTGTGGTGATATCACACAGTCCGATTTGGTAAGAGAGAACGAGAGGACAGGAGTATCTGACTTCATTCGTATCCTTCAGAACATGCAAGAGTTTTCTTGTATTGAATTTGGCATTGATGATATTGTTCGTTCTGGTCTGGTTAAGTCGTACCTGATCGCAAAATACAATCTTGGTTTCTAATGCCGTTTAATTTTATTGATGTTAACCTCAAAGAACATGTTGAGGTTGAAGCAGTGAACCGTGATGGTACTCGATTTTATCCTATCCCTGGAGCAGATAAATATTATCCGAGTGTTACCTCAATCACATCGTTTAAAAACGCTGAGTTCTTCAAAAAATGGAGAGCTAGAATTGGTGAAAACGAGGCGAATCGCATCACCGCTCGTGCTACACAGCGCGGCACAGCATTCCATTCTATCACTGAAGATTATTTCAAAGGTGACTTAGATCTAAACAGATACTTGGAAAATAATCCATTATCTGTTAGAATGTTCCAGTTAGCAAAATCTACGTTGGATCGAATCGATAATGTACATTGTCTAGAGACCTTTCTCTATTCACATTATCTCGGTCTAGCAGGTCGAGTAGACTGTATTGCCGAATTCGATGGTGAATTGGCAGTGATCGATTTCAAAACCTCTACTAAAGATAAGAAAGAATCGTACATCGAGAACTATTTTGTTCAAGAGACTGCATATGCAGCGATGTTCTTTGAAAGGTCAGGGATTGAGGTAAAGAAAATTGTCACAATTATCGCCACTGAAGAAGGCTCTGTTCAAGTATTTGAGAAGTACAATCTTGATGACTATTTACAATTACTCAAGTCCTATATTGAAGAATTTGTTAGGGGAAGACATGCCTAAAGAGCAGATTGAGGACAAGTTCCTCACACCAACTAAATTCTCTTTGGAGATTGAGCGCTTGGTTAAAAAGAGCGATGGTTTAATTACATACATTGAAGCAGTGGTAACCTACTGCCAAGAGAATGATGTTGAACTTGAAACTGTTCCCAAGCTTATTAACAAACCGCTGAAAGAACGTCTGCGTCATGAGGCACAGCGTTTAAACTACATGAAACAATCATCTAAAGGAGTTCTACCACTGTGACTGGATTTGAAGTGTATAAAATGTATCTTGCATTGAAACAGCACTTCACTAAATCTGATTACGATTACTTCAAATATAGAGGTAAGGTCCGTGCTAATGAAAGTTCCTTTGAGCAAAGACGTGACCGTTATTTCTTTAAAAAACTAGCGACAAGGCATTCCGATAAAAGACTATTGGAATACTTTGTCGCTAATTTTATATCAGATCCTCAGGGATATCTAAGATCATTTAGTGAAGATATATACTCTGAGTGGAGGATACATCAAGAATCTTTCACTTATAAGTTTAAACAAGAGATCGATTTACTATTAGAAGATCTCAATACACCATACGAACAAACGTTTGAAACTATTTTCCATACCAAGCGTGGAGAACACCCCCATCTAATAAAACGGTACTTTGCTGGTGAAGTATCAATAGAAACACTCACTGTATTAGAACATTGTTTAGGGTATGTTAATGATCTTGATAAGAAGTTAACAGATCCCATGTGGAAGGACACTAGGATGCGAATTAAAAAATATGAACCGTTCCTTTCAATAGAATGTAAGAAATATAAAGGAGTCATTCTAGACGCTATCAAATTAAAACTATGAGTTTTTTCCAATCAGAACAAGTACAAGAGAATTTACAGGATATATTTAAAACTTATCAGCAGGTTGCAGCAGTCACATCTCAACTTGCTACTATGAATACGCAAGAGAAACTAGAACACATTGAAGATTGTAAGATCTTAATTGATAAGCAGAGAAATTTTTGTTTTAGATTAACTCTCGCTGCATCAGATGACCCTGAGGCGGCTGACATGAAGAGCAGGATCAATTCTTTGACCACTGCCTTTGGGTATAAAGACCTCATGGAGTGTCTAGATGCCATGCTTATGACACTTGACCAAGCTGCACAGAGGGAGCTTGACCAACCCTAAATAGTATGCTACGATAACCTAGTAGCAGACAAAACAAACTACACATTCAATACGGAGAATACTAACATGTCTTTTGCATCTCTCAAGAAAGCGTCGTCAGCAGGCAATACGTTTGCTAGATTGACCAAAGAGATCGAGAAACTTAACCAACCTACTGCTGGTGGTGGCGCTGATGAGCGTCTTTGGAAACCTGAACTGGACAAGTCTGGTAATGGTTATGCAGTAATCCGATTCCTCCCTGCTCCTGATGGCGAAGACATGCCTTGGGCGAAGATCTGGAGTCATGCTTTCAAGGGTCCTGGCGGACAGTGGTACATTGAGAACTCTCTCACCACTGTTGGTAAGGATGATCCTGTTGGCGAAATGAATCGCGAACTGTGGAACAGTGGTCGTGATAGCGATAAGGAGATCGCTCGTGCTCAGAAACGTAAACTCTCCTACTACAGCAACATCTATGTTGTAAGTGATCCTGCACACCCCGAGAACGAAGGTCGTGTGTTCCTCTACAAGTTTGGTAAGAAGATCTTTGACAAACTGGTTGAAGCAATGCAACCTGCATTTGCAGACGAGTCTCCTCTAGATCCTTTCAACTTCTGGAAAGGTGCTGACTTCAAACTGAAGATCCGTAAGGTTGATGGTTATTGGAACTATGATAAGTCTGAGTTTGCTGCACCTAGCACTCTTGGTAACTTTGATGATGACAAACTGGAATCTATTTGGAAAGAAGGATACTCTCTTGCAGAGTTTGAAGATGCTAAGAACTTCAAGTCCTATGAGGATCTGAAGAAGCGTCTTAACATGGTTCTTGGACTTACTTCTGCACCTGCACGTCGTGTTGATGAGTCCTTTGAGGATGAGTCTGAGGGTCGTGGTAATTTCAACTCTCCTGATATCATGGCATCTAATCAACCTGATTGGGCAGCAGAACTTAAGGACACTGCAAAGGCAGTTGCTTCCTCTCCTGTACAAGATGAAGATGACACCCTGTCCTACTTCGCACGTCTTGCTGAAGAAGAGTGATGAACGCTGTTCATGCTTGGAACTCCATGTCTTATGGCGAGGGGTTCCTCTTTTCGGTCTGGGTGGTCGGAATGTATTACATCAAACTTAGAATGGATAAGTATTTTCAATGAAACTAATTCCCTTAGCACTTCTACTTCTCGCTAGTCCTGCAATGGCAGGAGGACCTCGTGTCCCTTATCGTCAGACAGGTGATTACTCTAATCACCGTGCCTACAGTGACTATAATTCTAAAAGAGGATATGCTTCAGAGAATAAGTGTTACCGAAAAGAATATCGTGAAGAGTATATTCCTGGCAACTCAAGAACACCTGGATATGTTTCAACATACAAAGAACGAGTAGAAATTCCTTGTGATACCAGAAACCTTCCGCCCACCAATCAATCTGAAGTCGGCGGAACTGATGACAACTCCTGCATCGAAGGTTCTGTCCTTGGTGGCATCGGTGGTGCTGGTTTAGGTGCTGCTCTGTCCCGTGGAGACGGACGACTCTGGGCAATCCCTCTTGGCATTGTCGGTGGAGCACTGGCAGGATGTCAAGTGGATGGGGGTTAATTAAAACCCAAAACGAAATTCAACCTTAGATTCCCATAAAGTCGCAAAAAAATGCGCGGCAAAAAATGGGTCTCTAGGGTTTTTTAGTATCCACCGCCATAACTAGGCGAAGGTGACGGACTAGGCGAAGGTGATGGAGATGGACTAGGCGAAGGTGATGGACTGCTCGTAGTAACTGTAGTAGTGGCAGTTGCACCTGTTGATGCGTTGGTTGCAGTGACAGCCGTTGCTACACCCGCTACACTCGAAATAGAGGGACCATCATCAAATGTGACTACACCGCTGGAATTAGCTGTAGCAATACCGACACTAGAGTTATATGTAACTGAACCACTAGTATTCAAGAATCTAGAAGCAAGACTCAGAGGTGTTTTCTTATTACCATCTTCATCTAGTTCAGCATTAGGTTCATAAGCAACTAATTCTTCAAATTCTTCAATAACCATATCGGCTAATTGACCTGTAGGAATACGAACTTGTCTTTTATATTCATTTAAAGCATATTCATGCTCATAATTTGTTATCGGATAAATGCTCTCTTCAAAAGTTTTTGTAGTTCCATCTGGTAATATCACACGATAATCTGCAGTTACATTAATACCGCTCTTGATATAAACTGTACCATCATCAAGGATTATCTCATTAGTTTCATAATGATTGATACTATCTACATCATCATACTTAGTATTCACATAATTGATTAAATCCTCTTGTTCTAATGGCCATTGTTCATACACATCAGTAATATTGTTAACAAGAAGAATAACCCAATCTAATTTTGGATCTTTGAAATATTTGTATGCTAAAGAAGAAGGAGTCTCACCTGGTGAGACCTCATGTGCTTCAAACATCGTGATATATTGATCTAAGTCAGTTCTGGTATTAACCTTCCGAAATATATTTTTAGACAGTTTATATTTAAAGGTCTCGTTATCATCAACACCTTCTCCAATATATACATTTGGTAAAAATGAAAAATATCCTGCCATTGTTTAATATCCTTTTAATATGTCTTTTTGATCGATAAACCTGGTCTCTAAGAACGATAAACCAAGAGTTAATGCGGGAACTTGTAGTCCTAGTGGTTCATCCTCGCTACCACCAAGAGGGGCATACTTCAATGCATTATATTGTCCATCAGGAGTGTAATTAACACTTACACCACTACATACAGAAGTATGAAGTCTGAAGTGTAGATCATTTGAACCTTCTAATTTTCTTGAATCTGGATTCAATCGACAGAATTTGATATCAAATTTATCAGGAACTTCCATAAACCTGTTTGCATCATCACCAATAATAGGGGTAGCACCTTCCTTAAAGTACCTGACAATCTTTGCTATTTCATCTGCTTCCTTATCATCTCTTGCAAACATCTTAAATGAGAACTGGTGAGATCTAAATGTCATATTACTGAATAATTGTTCAGTATATGGATTAAAAACTTTACCTTTACTGATTTGCATCAACGTGTTTGAATCAATGCTTCCTGAAAGACCTAATGCACCACTAGCACTGTTGGCAATTTGAGCAACAGCACCAGCAGTAAATTCTGGAAGAGCAGCTCTTGCTGCTGCTTGAAGATCTGCAACAATCCTTGTTGTTCCACCTTGCTCTGTCAGATCATCCGCTCCAATGGCACCCGATGCAAACATACCACCAACACCTAAGTCTTTTGAGGTATATCCTGGATTGTATGAAGTTTGTAAACTTGGTGGCATTGCCAGATAAACCATCTGGGGATTGAACGTAAATTGAACGCTGTTATTGGGAAGATTCAATCCATAATAATTACTATTATTAGGTTTTTCGTTATAATTTACTCTCTTTCTTACAAATCTCACATAGTCGACAGACTCGGTTCTATTATCAGACAGACTATTTCCCGTACTAGAAGGAGCTCTCAATGGGTATCGTAGAGTTGACTGTGACAAGGTAACACCTAAATAATAGCGTGGTCTTTATATATTTATGCGATATTACCAAGGTACTTACCGTCCGAAATTTCCCAATAAGTACAAAGGCAATCCACATAACGTAACATATCGTTCGTCATGGGAATATAAGTTTATGCTTTGGTGTGATATGACACCAAGTATACAAGAGTGGAGCAGTGAGGAATGCGTAATCCCGTATAAATCACCTGTAGATAATAAATATCATAGGTACTTCGTCGATTTTTACATGAAAATCGATAACAGGAAGTATTTAGTAGAGGTTAAACCTGCAAAACAAACAAAGGAACCTAAAACTCAAAAACGAATGACCAAACGTTATATTAATGAAGTTGTGACCTGGAGTGTTAATCAAGCAAAGTGGAAAGCTGCCACTGAGTTTTGTTTAGACAGACAATGGGAATTCAAAATCATTACCGAGAAGGAACTCAAAGTCTAATGGCAATCTATAGACCCGAAAGTGCAAGATATAACTCTTTTCAAGAGTTCATGGCATTCTCTAAAAGAGATGATAACCATGTAAGCACTCCAAATTTATTTTCAGTAAGATTTAGCACACCTAGAATTCTCGCTCAGGGATACGGTAATGTTAGTAGCGATAGACTTACTGTTAAAGGAGATTTAGACTTACTTTTAGATTATTATGCGGATAGTGTACAGTTACCAAGTAAACAAATTACTACAGGTCAAGTACAAACTGTAGGATCACCATTCAAGTATGCTACAAATACGGCATTTAGTCAGATCAACATCAACTTCAAGATGCCTAGGTCTTTATATACCAGGTGTTTCTTTGAAAGATGGACACAATTGATGGCAACAGATTCTGAGCAATATACACAGTATTATAGTGATTATGTCTGTCCAGAGTTGTTGATTTATAAGTGGGAGAAGGGCAACGGTGATTATGTATATACTGATCCTAAAATGCTTCGAGCGTTGAGACAAGCAGGAAATGGAGCATTACTAGCTAGAAAATATACATTAACTGGATGTTACAGAATAGAAAATGTATTCCCTTATAATATTGGATCGATTCGACTTGATAATAATACCTCAAAGGTTATGACTATGCAGGTTGGATTCTATTTTGAGAGATATCGTTTCTATACAGAGAATAAATTCGATGATCCTGGTACTCAACGTGGTAGAACTCTTCCTACTAAGACAGATAACGTAACTGACAATACGACTAGTAGGAATAAAGAAGCATTTCCCCTACCGAAAACTAGCGTATTTGAAAATCTAAGTGGGAACGTTACTGATTCCATATTGGGTGGTTTATCATAACCCTCCTAAATAAAATTACTGAATGAATTATTATGTCATTACCTAAATTAAATGTACCTAAGTACAAATTGAAGTTGCCATCTGATGGTAAAACTGTTGTCAATTTTAGACCCTTTCTAGTAAAGGAAGAAAAGTTACTTTTGATTGCAACTGAAACTGGTGAGCAGTCTCAACTTTTGGATACGATCACAACAATCATCAAAGATTGTACAGATCTCGCAAATGTTGATAAATTAGCCACTTTTGATGTCGAGTATCTGTTCTTGCAGATCCGTACAAAATCCGTTGGTGAAACTGTTGATGTTAGCATTACCTGTCCAGATGATAGAGAGACTCAAGTACAAGTTTCTATTCCTCTAGATGAGATCAAAGTCGTAAGAGACAAAGCTCACAAAAAGGAATTGAAACTTTCTGATGAAATTATTGTAACTCTCGATTACCCTAGACTTGACACATTCGTTAAAATGAATTTTGCGGATGAGGGTCCTGGTGTTGATGATATATTTGAAATGGCAGCAGAATGTATGGCAACTATTGCCGACTCTGAACAAGTTTATGATTGTGCAGATTCCACCAAGGAAGAAAAACTAGAATTCCTAGATAACTTGAATAGCAAGCAATTTGCTATGTTCCAAGATTTCTTTGAAACTATGCCTAAGTTATCACATACAATTAGTGTTACTAATCCTAATACTAAGGTTGTCAGTGATGTAGTCCTTGAGGGATTGGCGAGTTTTTTCGCCTAGCCCTCCTGCATACTAATCTTCGGGCATACTTTGA